ATCATACGGTTTGTTTTTCTTATGCGGTACGTCAAACACGAATGTAATCCTTGTTACATCACCCACATTTACCGTGCCGTGCATCTTCTTATTGTTGAACCACAATAGTGTACCGGGTTCAACGAGCACGGTATCATCACCGCAACTGTATTCATACTTGCCTTGTATGGCAAGGTGGAACCTATCTTTATCAAGGTAGTATGTACCAACATCAATGTGTTTATCTACAACACCACCAATGGGTAGTGAAAGATAACCACACCGTTTGAAGTTAGGAAAATGCCTCTTCATAAAGTTAATCATCTCGGTGTGTCTATCATATGCCGGTGTTGGTACACAAATCTCGGTGTCACCAACATATTGATCCACACTTTCTACACCACCAATGACCAATTGCAGAACATCAGCACTTAACTCTTGATAACCATAGTTAAGTAATGAGTCTGCATCTTTCATCTTCTTTTGGCCACCCCAATCTTCGGGATATTGGTTTATCTGTTTCAACATCTTAGAAACATTGATGCCAGTTTTGATTACCTTGATATCACTCATCCGAAAAAACTATCCAAAGAATTGGTAGTCTCAACTGTCCAGCCCATACAGTCAAGGATGATTTTGATTGGTTCGATGAATGATTTACTAAACTGCAAGTCATAATCTATGTATTGCTGCAACTCAAATTCTTTAGGCAATCTATTTGGGAAAGAAACAACAGTATCTTTGAAAGGGTTAGGTGATTTGAGATAGGTAAACTTTAACTTCTCACCCTCTTTAATCACCTGATACTTTTTATCTAGACCCTTAGCTTTGAGATAGTGGTTGTATAGAATTGCACCCTTAACATGGATTGGTGTGCCTTTCTTATACATGATAACATTGTCAGCATAGGTCTTAAGACCATTCAGGCCTCTAGGAAAAGAGATATCTTCGACCGGCAGCGTGCGAAATTCACTTCGAAAATCTGCAATAAATTTATGAATATCTTCTTGTGTGCCAGAAATCATAAGTTTAATTGCTTCTTTCATCTTCGAACGAACAGCTGCAGGTGTTGAAGATTTAATCATCTCAAGACCCATGACCTTCATATCAGGTTCATTATACTGAACGCCTTCATTGTTATAGACATTCAGAATGTACCGTTTCTTTGCAGTCCAGATACCTTTGTTAGAGAGACCTTCTCTCTTCATCTGCATCTTTTGTTCGTATGCGTGAGTATATTCAGCAAGTTCTTTAAAACTCTTGTCAATATATGGTTGAATTTTATCTTCACATATCTTGTCCATGATGGAGATAACCTTGTCAACCGAGAAGTTCGGTTGAATGATAGTGTTTACCAACGGACCAAGATTGAGATAAATTGAATCTGTATCTGAAGCAATAACATAATCTTTACCATATGTCCTAAGTATTCGGTTCATGTAAGTGTTAATTTTCTTTTCGATCCAACGAATAGACAACTGACCAGCAGAAGTAACACCAATTGCCATTCTAAGGTCATAGAATCTAAAGTATTGAGAACCAAGAGCACCATAAGCAGAGTTAAGAGAAACTTTCTTCGCTAGTTGTAGGTTATCATATCGTGCGACAAGTTTACCAATCTCTCTTTTCTTATCAGGGTCTATTTCGTTCTCATACTCTTGTTTCGATTTAAGCATTAGATTCTTAAACTTCTTACGGTCTTCATACATTTCATCTAACATCTTCGGCAGAAAGCCGCGTTTGTTGGTACGAAAGAATTGACCATTCGGTGTCAATGTAACACCAGTAAGTTTAGAAGTATCTATCTGTTTGAACAATAGTTTATCAACAGAGACACCTTGCATAAGAACATCTCGCATCTCATCTGTGTAATCTTGAGGATCAATCAAACACTCAGGTGAAATATTATACTGCATCATCAAGTGAGGATACAGACTGTTCAAGTCAAACGATGCAACCCAGCTATGTAAACCAATCTGTGGTTCTTTTACATATGCACCTTCAAATCGTTCAGTCTTTTCTTTGATAACACGCGGCGGTACTACAATCTTCTTATCAATCAGATATGCATATGTCATAGAGTCCCACATACGAGTCTGTGCAAACACATCGTCATAGTTAGTCTTAGTATCATATGCAAGAGTCAAAGCCAATTCAAGCAACTTCAACTTGTCATCTAGTTTCAGAATCAAGTCAACGTCTTTGATGTTATACTCAATAAACTTTTGATGATTTAGTTTATACAACTGATGCAAACTATCAAACTCATCATATGAAATCTTACCTTCACCCAACTCAACTTGAGCAATGGCATCTAGACGATATGATTCTTGTGATTTACCACCCGGCGCATACCACTTATATAACTCAATATAGTCTAGTGCAGCAACACCAAGTAGTTCATATGCAATCATCTCACGATTGTTTACATTGGCTTGGCGTTCATTGATAAGACCCCATGGTGATAGTTTCTTAGTCTCATCTTCACCAAGAATTTTGCTGAAGCGATTTACAAGATATGGAATATCAAAGAACTTGGTGTTCCAACCAGTCACTACATCGGGACAGTTATCGTTCCAGTATGATAGAAAAATACGGCATAGATTGTATTCATCTTTGCAACGGATGTATTTCTCTTTGCCTTGCTCGACATAATCACCACAGCCAAACACCAAACAGTTGCCATCAAAATACTTGATACAGATTGCTGTGATAGGTTCATTTGCTAGATATGGATCAGGAAATCCATTGTCTGAACCGACCTCGATATCTATTACTGCAATAGAAACATTGTCGATATCCCAGTCAACCATTGCTCGATGCTGCTCAGCAATGAATGCATACTCAAATCGGTTCATACCATAAATTTTAAAGTTTTGAACATCGTTATAACGCTTGATAAAGTCTCGCGCTTCACGGATAGATTCAAACTTCATTGGTTCAAGGTAATCTCCGTTAAGAGTTTTCCATGCACTATCTTTCTTGGTCTGGAGAAACAAAGTAGGCGAGTAAGGAATTTTAGCCTTGACTCGCCTACCATTTTCTACACCACGATAAAGAATATTGTTGCCAACGCTGGCAACTGATGTGTAGAATTTACTCATTCTTACAGGCTAAATCCTGGTTTTGCAATTTGAATACCTGATCCGAAGATAGTGTTGTATTGATTTTCAAGTTCAAGAACCGGAGTGCTAGTCATAAGAATGTCACTCTTATTGATTGTGAATCCAGTTTTGAATTCTTGTGCATACTCAATGAACGGTGAGAATGCAATACCACCTTGTTGATTCTGTGCAGTAGGTGGAACAGCAACAACCTGAACACAGTTCTTAATAGTAAGAGTTGTCAGACCTTCTGCAACAATTTCACCTAAGATTGTGTGGTTGGTTTTAAATGTTACGAGTTTAACAGTCATACAAACCTCAAATAGTAATTTCAGTTTCTGCGGGCAGAACACCGATAGTGACCCAGCGTTTTGGGAACAACATCTCACGGCCCTCGAAATCGCTCATGCTAAGCGTTGGGTCTTGAACAAATCCAAGAATCTCAACCATGTCATCATAATCACGCAAAGCCATATCATACTTCTCAGCCTTGGGCATCTTGTGTTCAACCGCAACTCTTTTAGCTACTTCACGAATATTCATACAGTACCTTCATTTATTAAAAGAAACATTATAACACAATTATATCAACAAGTCAAGGCTTACTGACATAATCACCTAGTTTTGGTGGCGTCCAACCTTCCGGTTTCAACACCTTACCATCACTTCTTTTATTGACCTTGCCGGTAACAGGATCAATCTTTGCCAGGTTACTCCTAGCAACTTCTGCCCATGCACCGTCAACATCAAACCCACGCATATAACAATAACCTAAGATAACCCAAATCATGTCCATGCAGGCATCTAACTCTTCGATGTTATCATTTGCTCGGAGGAATTCATCATATTCTTCTTCAATCAAATCAACATACAAGTTAGCATTACTTGCATTCTTTTCTTGGTCACAAGCCTCGATAAACTTCACAACATCATTATACATTGTCTACTTTCTTCAAAATAATTTTACCATCAACATCATCTATACTTAGTTTATCACCTGTTGTCCAGCCTACTTCTTTCAATAGGTCATCAGGCAATTCTATGATGGCATCACCATTATCACAAATTTCTACAACTGAACTTTCATATACCTTGGTCATGTTTTCTACTTGAACATTACATTGTTTGAGAAAATCAACACCTTCTGTATTCTTGTAATCATTCTTATAGAATACAGATTTGATACCTGATTGATAAATTAACTTAGCACAATCAAGGCAAGGTGCATGAGTAACAAACAATGCAGCACCATCACATGAGTTAGTAGACTTTGCAACCTTTGCGATTGCATTAGTCTCTGCATGAAGAACTTCTGGTTTACTTTTAAGAAATTGAATCTCGCCTGTTGGCCATTTAATTTCTTCTTCACAGTTGTTGTCCCAACCAGTAGGCATACCGTTGTAACCGATGCCAATGATTGTATCATCCTTTACGATAACACAACCCACATGAAGGCGTCTTGCTGAAGAAAGGTCAGCATATACTTCTGCTGCCTTCATGTGAGCATCAATGAACTTCTGTTTCATTTTTTAGATTCTTTGTTTGATGGTGGAGATTTCTCCGATTCAAGTTGAGCATCAATCATAAGACTCTTAAAGACATTACTCCTTGTCTTGTTGTGCATCAAAGACATTTGAGTTTTCACCTTCTTGTCTAGTTTAAAGGTACTGTTTGTTTTCATATGCATAATTAAATGTCCAAGTATTTAAGTTTAAAGTTATTAGCAGATTCTTCATAGTTGATGTAACCGCGTGGGTTGCACACAATACGAGTTTCGCCAATCATGTAGTCAAACGGTTCATGTGTATGACCGTGAGTCCAAAGTTTAATCTGTGGATTATCTATAATGAATTCGTTAAGATTGGAACTGTATGCACCGTTTATCAAAGTCTCATCTGCATACCGAGGATGAGTAGAAGCTTTACTCGGCGAATGATGACCCACAACAACAAACTTTTGATTGAATTTGCGTTCAACCAAAACACGAATGCAATCAATCATTTTCTTGTG